GGGGCCTAGTGAAAGAGGCCATTACCCCCTTCTGGAAGGATGAAGAATCGCACTCCGCTTTGGGTTTCTCCTGGTGTTATGGAGGCGCCGCTTTGCTAGTGCAGCGTTTGTGGTTCGAACGACGCGACAATCAGTTCGACTATCTTGTCTATGGGGACGACAATATCTGGCGTTACCGCTTTCCGAACGGTGAGATTGCGATGTCAGCGCCGGATTTTACTGGTTTTGACCATACCCAAGGCGAGGATGTGGGTTTGTGTGTTTTGGCAGGAGTGCTAGACGCGCAGAACCACAAAGCTTATCCTCGTCTCGTCCTGAACCTTCTGCGGTTTATAGAAGGGTACCGATTCGGGAAAGGACAAGGAACACCAGTTCTTTTAGGGACTGGCAGCACGACCCTGCTGAAGAAAGGGGGCAACACGAGCTGGCTGCCTGTAACGACGGAAGTCAATACTCTGTTGGCAGGCGCGGCTGCAGCCGTGGTTGCGTCGACGTTCTTTGAGGGAGTCGACTACGCTGATTTGGATTCGCTGAATGCAGTTTCCGATCAAGTGATAGGGGCGTATCAAAGCTCCTTGGGGTTCAGGCTAAAACCGACCACAATGGTGTGGAAGTTGGCCACTCCAGAAAATCCGGTTCCAGTGTCCTTTCTGGGTTACCGAGTAGCAGTCCATCAAGTGGAGGGGGAGGAGTCTCAATACTATCCCCTAAAGGATACTCCTGTGGACTTTGTTCTGCCGATGTTCATGGGTTTTAACGGTGCTGAGACAGAGCAGCTGGGCATTTTCGACCGCCTACGAAACGCAGTGGCGACTATGCAAGGGTTGTGGATTACGGGCGCTTGTTTTGACGAGCGCAACCGAGTGATCTTCGAGCAACTTAGTCGTGCGCTGACTGCGAAGGTGCGAGCGGATGGAGTAGATTTGACGGTTCCAGGAGACTTCGAAGGAAATCCTGCGGTGCCGACGCTTGAGTTTTACGACTTGATGCGGACCACTAAACTCCTGCCATGGGAGGACGTACTGACCCTTTACACGAACGAGAAAGTGGAAGGTTCTCAGAGCGCATTCTCCGTGGCGATGTCCAAGTTTATGTCTCAGCAGGAGGCGTTTGGTGCAGAAGTGCCGGCTGATGCTGCCGCGTCGTTCGGAGGCGGATGGCTCGACGATGCGGGCGAGGTGC